ATCAGTTCGACATCGCGAGCGGTCGTGTCTTCGGCCTCGATCGCACGAACGGCGTCGATCCGGTTGGCAAGGGTTGCCGCTTCGTCCTGCAGCTTCTTGAGATTGTCCATGTTCTGTGAGACTCCTGGCGGCGGTATTGCCGTGGAGTCCACAGTGCCACTAGCGGGCGGGTCTCTTGCAGAACCGCACTTCGGAAAGTGTTGTTTTCACAAACGCCACTGCCCGAGCCCCGCACCGGGGGCAGCGTAGATACCGCTGCCGCTCGTCACCGCACGGACGGCTGGAACGGCAGCGGAGTTTCTCGCCGCAGGTGCAGCGGGCTTCAGACATTGCGGAGCCTCAGAGTCCACGCCGCAGCGGCGTCACGGACCAGGGAACGCACGGCCCTCTTCACTTCGGGCTCGGCATCGGCGTCGGCTTCGACGGCCGCAGCCTGCTCTGCCAGCCACGCTTCATAGGACCGCCGGGACACCACCGCAGTCGTCGCACTGCCGTAGGCGGGCACGTTCACGGGGCCGACCTCGTAAAGGCCGGAAGCCTCCACGATCTCGCGGATCGCCTTGCCGCCCTCGTCCGTCGTGTAGCGCTCACCCTTCTGGCTCACGGTGAAGGCGAAGGAGCTCCCCGTCAGCAGGCGAGCCCGCACCAGGGCAAGAACGTCACGGCCCGCCGAGGTATCCGGCGGCTCGACGACATACGAGATGCCACGCTCGTCGGCGATGATCTCAAGCGTTCCAGCCGACTCGCGGCCCAGCAGCATGTCGCTGTTGTGGTTGTAGTACGAAAGGATCTCGCCCTTGCCCCGCTGGCGGTTCAGCACCTTGTCGAAGGCACCGGGCAGGATTCGCTCCCGAAAGCCGCCGAGGTCGAGCGAGAGCCGGTTATAGGGCACCGCCAGGCCACGGATCGCCTCGCGCCCGCTGGTGCGCGTCTCGATTTGCAGTTCGCACTCGGGTGCTTCGTCTACGGTCAGGCAGCGGCGTTCAATTTCCATCGGTGGAATCCTCCTGTTCGGCCTGGTCCTCGGCGTCGTCGGCCGGGCTGTCTTCTTCCTCGACGGGCGGCGCTGGCATCGGCTCCGGTGCCGGTTGCTCCTGGCCAACCTTGTCGAGCGTGGTCATGTTCAACTGCACAAAGTGCTTGTCGCCTTCCGGCCCGATCGGGTTCAGGTTCTCCAGTTCCCGAATCTCGTTGATCGTCATCCACCCATTCTGCAAGGCGCTGACGTAGTAGGCCGACCGGCTCGCGTGGTCGCCACGCAGCAGGCCGCTCACTGAGTGTTCCGCGAAGAACCGATCATCCTCGACGATGAGGTCGCGACTTATGGCTGCCTCCCATCGCTTCAAGTGCGGCAGCAGGCAATGCTGCACGAACTCGGTTCCCTGCACTTCGATGTTCGAGTAGGTCGAGCGGTCCAGCTGCTGAATCAAATGGGGCGGCACATGGAAGATGCGGCAGCACTCAACCACAGCAAAGGCCCGGCTCTCAAGGAACTGGGCCGCCTCGTTTGAGCCGCTCAACTCGTGGGCCTTCACGCCGTTGGGCAGGACCGCCGTGCGGTAGGCACGATCCGGCCCACGATGGAGTCGCTCCCACTGTTCGCGGAGTCGCTCGGCCGCTTCCGCCGGAATCGGGTTATCCGACTCAAGGACCACGCCCGGCCTGGCGTTGTTGCCGAAGTAGGTGGCCGCGTGAGTCTCCAGCGCCTGGGCTAGGCCGATGACATTGGAAAAGAGTTTGTACGTCGGGATCGGCTTGATCCCGTCTTCCGTGGTGAACCGCAGGGCGAAGATCTGCTCCTGGCTGTAGATCGTCTCGCGCCCGTTCGGCTCACGGTAGCGATACCGCAGCGTGCCGTCCGACAGCCGCTCGCACTCCATCCGCGACGAGTGCAGCGGCCACAGTTCAGAGACGGCACCGCGAGCACCGGGGCGAATCTCGGCGTAGCTCGCACCGTAGTGCAGGTACATGCCGGTCATCCAATCGCGGAACTCCTGCGCCGTCTGCCAGGGGTTGGGCTGCTGGTGCAGGAGCCGATACACGGGGTGGCTCGTGGCCTTCGCCTTGCCACCATTCGCCATCCGCTCGTAAACGTGCAGCGGCAAAGCGGAGACGGCATCCGAGATGACGCGGATGCAGGCCGTGTAGGCCGAGCACGCCATGCTGTTGTCGGCGTTGACGCGGATGCCCGAGGGCGTGCGGCTCGACGAAACCTCGGGCCAGTCGATGCCACGCAGGTCGAACATCCTGAAGTCGGCGGCGGCGTTTTCGCTCATATCGTGAACAGTTCCCAGGATTGTTCGGGGGGCGGGGCAGTGGCCACGGCGTGCAGCCCGAGGGCCATGACCAGTGACACGATGCCGTCGATGCGTTCCGTGCTCTTCGCCTTACTCGGTTTGATGTTGCCCTGGTGGTCGGTCTGCACCGCTACGTTGCCAGCCATCCACGAGAGCACCGGGTGGTTGGCGTGGCGGATCTTCTCCGACATGATGTAGTTTTCGAGGGCGCGGCTCGGGCTGCTCATCGAGCCGTACCCCTGCCCAAAGCCTGTCACATTCACCCCCTCGCCTTGCAGTTGCGTGGCCAATTGGGTGGCGTTCCAGCGGTCGATTCCCACCTGCCGGATGTTGAACCGCTGCGAGAGTTCCACGATGTCCCGGCGGATCACGTCGTAGTCGGTGACGTTGCCATCGGTGGCCCTGATGTACCCGTCGCGAATCCAGCCCATGTAATCCACCTTGTCCCGCTGCGTCCGCTCGGCCGCGTTCTCCTGCGGCACCCAGAAGAACGGCATCACGTCAAAGGTGCCGTCGTCCGCCTGGCTCACCATCACGAAGGCCGACAAGTCGTAGGTCGTCGCGAGATCGAGGCCCGCATACCACTCTCGCTTTTCCAGTTCTCCCCGCAGCGGGCCGCCGCACTTGGCCCACGTATCTGGGCTGATCCAGCGGACATCCTGGGTTGTCCAAACATTGAGCCGGTATCGCAGAAACGAATTGAGCTTCGAGGGCGACTGATCGGCCTCGCGGGCGTCGGCGGCGAACGACTCCACCGTGATCGTCTCGCCCAGCGAAGGGTTAGCCTTGTGCCACGTCTTCGGGTCTTTCCAATCGTCATCCGGCGACGCGGCGTAGATGCACCCGAAGAAGGCCGGGTCCACCGTGGGGTCTGCGATGCACCGCTCCGCGTAGGCGTGCTGTTCCCAGCAAATGCTCTTGCGGTCGTAGCCCGCCGTCGTGATTGAGAGAATGAGCGGCTGCCGACGCGCGGCACCGCCGTACCGCAGGGCATCCCACAGCCGCCGGTCCCGCTGCGCGTGGAGCTCATCGAAGAGCAGGGCGTGGATATTGAGCCCCTCGGCACGGAACGCATCCGCCGAGAGCACCCGATAGAACGAGTTGCTGGCCTTGTGCACGATCGTCTTGCGGCTGTCGATCACCTCTAGGTGGCGTGACAACGCAGGCGAAGCCCGCACCATTGACGCCGCTTCCCGGTAGATGATGCCAGCCTGCTCGCGGTCGCAAGCCGCTCCGTAGATTTCGGCCCCAGGCTCAGAGTCGAAGGCCGTCATGTAGAGGGCGATTCCGGCAAGCGTCGTTGACTTGCCTTGCTTCTTCGGGAGTTCGATGTACCCGACGCGATGCTGCCGCGTGCCGTCTGGGTTGAGCCTGCCGAAGAGCTCCCGCATCACATGATGCTGCCACGGCAGGAGCGTGAACGGCTTGCCCGCGTTCTGGCCCTTGCTGTGCCGCAGGATCTTCTCGAAGAAGTCAACGACGCGCTGGTACTTCGCCTCGCCCTCGGGCGTGAGATCATGCCCCGTGGACTTTGAAGAACTCTTCAACTTCGTCGGTTGGCTTTTCTTCCTTGGCACCGAGCCGTGTCCTACTGGTCGGGGTCAATCCAAACTCGCCCATTAGCGACGCCTGGAGCGCCACTAAACTTCGATATAGCGGGCCTGCCGGGTTCGGTTTCACGCCCCCGAGGTCCGTCCGCATCACCGGGCCGGTCGCCCGCAACTCCAAAAGGCACGCCTGCGTTGCAGCATAGACCTCGCACAAAGTCGCCAAGGCTTCGCCATCGGCCTGCGTGAGCGTGCCGAGCTCGAGCAGCAGCGGCACAAACTCGTTCCACTTCGCGACGGCCTGCGGCTCGACCATCAATCGCTGCGGCATCGGCGGCGCACCAGCAGGGGCCGGGAGGTCGGGACGAATCGGCCGCTTGCCTGGATTCCCAGTCAACTTTTTCACGCTTGCGGGGATCGGTTTTCGGCCGCCTGGCATAGAAACCTCAAAAAACCCCGAGAGAAATGCGGCCGCGCACGCGAAGA